TTAAGGGGCCAACTAGCTGAACTTAATCGGGTATGGGAGCTTCAAGAACTTGAATTATCTGATGAGGAATACATACAAAAATTTGACTCAATTTATGAATCAATCAAAAAATTAGAATATGAATAAGAACAAAGCTAAGGGCGATAAAGCCGAAAGAGAAGCCGCCGAACTTCTAACCAAAGTGACGGGCTATGAATGCAAAAGAACTTTAGCGGCGGGCATCCCTGACGATGTAGGGGACATTATTGGCATTCCTGATTGTGTTGTTCAGGTCGCTAACTATAAGGATACTTCTACCGCATGTTTGAAGAAACCTAGAGAAGTAGAAAGCCAACGAGAAAACGCGGGTGCAAAATACGCGGCCTCTATGGTGCGATGGCGTGGAGGACATTGGCGCGTTGTTTTGACGGTTGAGCAATTCAACGAGTTCTTAAAGAGATAATTGTTACTATTCGTAAATAGCAAACAGTATTAAACAGTAGGGGTTTACCCTTTACGCTATGCTTCAATAGTAAACTCGACCCGTGGAGACACGGACCTTTTAAATGACTTCTTCTTCTCTTTCTCAATTGCCATATCATCCTCTACTTAAAGAGGCGACGCAAATGAGAGAAAGCTTAAACCAGACAAAAGGATTACAGGCCAAGTTAAACCGCCAAGAAAAAGCAACTTCATTTTTGTTTTACGCCTTTGCGATTTCTCTTTCAGCCGCCTTTATCTTTTAAGCAAATGAGATTAACAAAAGGACAAGCTCAAATCCTCGCTGATCGACCACAAGATTGCATAGCTGAAGCACTTTCTAATACTTACGATTGGGACTTTGACGAAATTGATGAAAAGGCTTCTAACTTACTTAGTGGTCTTGAAACATTAGACAAGCCAGAGCTTCCAGACGAATTAGACGAGCATCAACTAACGATTCTAGAAGATGCAATTTCAGGCAACACAATCATGGCAAGGGCGCAAGATGCAATTGATGGGGAGGAATACACTACTCAACAATATGCAAGCCTTTGTCGGTCACTTAAAACCCTGATCAGAAAGTTGCAAAAGCTTGGTTGCAAACTTGAGGACAGTTGGGAACATTACGCCTAACCACCCCGCCCCCTTTTTAGGGGGTTTTTATTTCTTCGCTTTTATATCAATGATTACTATGAAAAAACTAAGTCAAGAAACAAGAAACATGATCTTCAAAAGATGTAAAATTTCAATATTTTTAGGTGATGATGCAGTTGGACATGACTATTTAAAACTTGACGATGAAAGTCTTTTAAAAAACTATGGATGGCTTCTCGAAAATTGGGATGAAAGTCTTGATTTGATACCAATAGACGATTAACCAACGTTGGGGAGCCTGAAATCGGTACGTCTTAAGGGCGGCACGTCATAACCACCGCGAAATGGGAAAACAGGGCACGCAATTAGTCGTGATCCATCCCCCAACACGAATTAACAAAGACTAGAAAACCCCTCAACGCCACTCTAAAACGTCAAGAGGTTTAATAGATACCCATCCCTAGGTGTTTAACGCTTAAGTCGCATGAATTAAGGTCAATCCAAGTCTAGCGAGGATAAGGTGACGGGGAGTCCTTTAATACTTTAGACATATTAATTTTTTTCGTATGCAGCTCTAATTGTTTTTGCTGCTTTTTTATGTTCCTGCAATGTGAACAATCACAAATCAATAATTCTTGTCTGTCCATCTAATTAATATCTAGACATAGTAAAAGGATAAGTAGCCCATGAAAAAGATCCTTGATTTAATAGGAAACCTTTTTGTATATCAAAGCCCTGAACCTCTAGACGGTATGAAACGATTTCTACGGGATAAGACAAGCAGGCAACTTAGGGTACTTGCAGGGACAACAAGCCACTATTCAAAGACCATTATGATCAATATGATTATCGACGAAATTAAAAGGTCTAATCGTTAGCGATTCGCCAATACCAATTTTTTACATTGTCGTAAATTTCCATTTGTTCTTTTAATTGCTCATAAGTCAAAACCATTTGATGCAAACCCGTAAAGGTTCCTTGATGTGGTCCCGGTTTATCTCGGCCGTCCAGACGGTAAAGCTTATTAATGTAATCGTTTCTTGCGGCGTTTTCTGCTACTGAAATTTTTTTAATCATTTTGGATTGTCATCTACTTTGCTTTTCATCTTTTGCAAATTTTCAAAGATTAATTGAATAACTGAGTTTTGTTTTAATTTTGACGCGCCAACGATTTCAGAGGCAAGCGCGACGGCAGCCCAAAAGATTGGGTTGGAAAATAGTTCTGTCATCTAGTGGTTTTCATAGGGCAGCGTTCTTCTAATCTTGCGGTTGTTTGCTCTAGGCGATTTAAGCGCGTAAAGATTTCAACCTTTAATTCAGAATTTTTCTTGGCTTGCATAGCGAGGTAAACAAAAGCACCTGACACTATGGCCGCGCCAATCTCATTCACAAGACGTTTTAAGAAGCTAATGTAATATTAATCATTCTTTACTATGGCGGCATATGGAAGAGAAAAAGCAAGAAACAAAGAAAAACTTTATTCAAAAGATGCAAGAAAAAATACCTGACCGTGACGAACAGTTTGAATACGTCGGGATTGGGGTGCGTTTGCTCGTTGTTTTTTGGTCCGGGGCGCTGGTTACATTGAATTACTTACCTAAGATTCCGGGCCTTACAAGTGGAGAAAAGCAGGATATTACGTTCCCGGCTTCGCTCCTCGCCTCAAGTTTGGCAAGTTTTGGATTAGATAAGAACGCAAAGAAAAAGGGTGATGGAACATTTGAAGTACCGCCAGAGGACAAGCCAATGACTAAAAAAGAAATGAAAGCAATGATGAGCCAATCAGGCGGGAACTATCAAACAATCCGGGTAGTAACCCCAATCGAAATTAAAGGCGCCGAGGTTGTTAAAACTGACCCCATAACAGGTAAAGAAATTGGCCCTGATGGAAAATTAATCTAATGAAAAAACTATTACCACTTTTGCTCTTAGCTTTTGCACCTCTACAAGCTAGAGCCGACATCACATCAAAATTTGTCACCGCTGCAAGCATTTCTGTGAATATGCCTTATAGCCAGACAACAAGGGGTGCGACTGTTCATAGTATTAGTGGTACAAATATCACCCCATCAGTAACCGTTGGGGATTCAACAACTAGCGGCAAAATAGGCGGTCTTAATTTAGGCTCACTGACTAATGGGGTTCCAGCCTTAATAAACACAGATACATCTATTACGGTTGCAGCCAGTGCGTTCCAAAAGCAAGAGTCGATTTTATATGGCGATGCTACGCCTAGCGCTGTAGCTCCAAGTTCAGGAATTGCTAGCCTTCCACATTTGTCAGGAACTACCACAGTAGGAAGTGGGGGAACTTTAGGCTCTGGAGTGATTACGTCTTTGTCTAGTGGGGTGCATACTTGCTCAGGTGCTTTTGGCAGTGGTTCCGGCTGTACGGCTTCTACAACAATGTCTATAACAATTGATTAAACAATGTCCATTATTAATATTATTTTTGCTTGGAAATTTACCAGCTATAAGTCAGCCTGTAGTTCCTCAATTTCGTTCAGGGACTCTTTCAACTTCTAGTTCTAGTGAAACATTAATCAATGAAACAATTACTAGTTATCAATTCGGAGGGTTTAGCTATACAGCAACAGGTCACAATGTTAAACCGATTACAGGATCAGCAATTAATCCAAGCTTACAACTTACCCAAACTCAAACAGCAAATGGAGTGAATTATAATTGGGTTACACCATCATTAGAAGCCGTTCCACAGTTTCAATTAGTAAACGAGGCTCAACCCTTTTCTCTTGTAACTTCAGTAAAAAATCCGGGGCTAGATACAATCACAATTATACAGAGACAAATTCAAACTTCTACTCAAAGCCAATCAGAAAGTGTGTTCGGAATGTAGCATTATTGTTTATATTAATAGCGCCTAAAACTCTAGCCTCAACAACGGTTTCCAGCCCACAAAGTACAAGTCAGGGGGTCGTTAATAATAATGCCACAATGATTACACCGGGCTTATGGCCTACTTCTAGATATAGTCAAGGTATCCAATGTGTAAGCCCTTCCTTAACAATTAGCCCTTTTATTTCTAAAACACATTCTTACGCTTTACCCAGAATCAACACGACGCGCAGCCCAATATATAACGAAGATACTGGCGAGGTTAAATATTATTCAGAGCTTCCTAGATTTGAAAAAGATTCTCATAATTTAAATTTTGGCGGTGCGATTCAATTTAATATTCCATTAGGGAAAGGTGTTGATTTATGCCATACAGCAGTTAGAACAAATATCAAAGCACAACAATTATTAATTACAAATACTAAGCTTGAAATAGAACTAAAAAGGTTACAGATTTGTTCAGAAATGGCTAGAACGGGTGCTGTATTTGTTGGTCAATATGCAGTTAGTTGTGAAGGGATAAAGGTATCAATACCCCCAAATCAGACTAAACCTCATACGCATCAAATCATTCCTCTTTCTTCTTCTTCGCAGTAAGTTTTTTAAATATATTTTTTACCGCTGGTTTTATTACGGATAGCAAAAGTGGGGATGATGCCGCGATTAATGCGATTGCAGCCGTTGAAACCGCAGTCGCGGGCGTTGGTAGATATTGTTCAATAAATGGAACATCAGAATACAAGGTTTCACAT